TTTTATGATTTTCATAAGCTTGTAGATAATTAAAGAATTGTCCGGGTTGTTCACTAAATCGTTCATGGCCATTTAATTTCATTACTGCAGATGTAATTGGGTTTGTTGATCCATCTAAGTATTTTCCATAATTATTCCATTGATATACTGATATATCATAATTTAAATGACCCTGATTAGTAGTATCAGATGTTCTTGTTATACCATTTAATATAGTACTAATTGGCGATGATACATTATCAATTGTTAATGATGTCACAACCTCCCAATTTGAAATATCAGTAGCTGAACAATTTGCTGTATTAGCTGTATTATCAATGCTAGTTAAACTACTATATTTAGCTTTTATAACCGCAGTTCCAGCAGTTATAGAATGATGATTATATGTAGTTGCACCTGTTTGACTACTAGCAGTTCCTATTTGAGATCCATTTAAACTTAATGTTACTACTCCAGCATTTGAATACATTTGTGTTAATACATATCGAATAGTTGCATTATGTAATAATGTAGTATTTTCAGTTGCATATCCTGATCTATAAATGTATGTAGAATCTGGAATATAATATAAGAATGTTTTTCCTGAAATGAAATTACCATTTTTCATAAACCAATATATAGATTTACAAGGATGACTAAATGATAAATTATAAATTGTATTAGTTGCTGTAACTTTTTCATTTCTGTCCGTTTGTATTTGTTCTATTAAATATTCATGTGATGAAGAAGCAAAGCGTTTTCTTTCTTCACTATCTAAAAATACATAATTACATAATAAACTAATATTTGTTACTATCGCAGTAGTTGTTGCCACTGATTCTTTAACTATCAATTCACTTGAATTTCTAAATTTAAAATCAAGTCTTACATCGTGATACTGTAACGCAATTAATGGAATAGCTAATCCATCAAATTTATTACAGAAAAACTTTAATGGTATATATAAAGTAGCTGTTTTAGTATCCGTAGATAATATTGTCATCTCACTATTATTACCAATTAATTTATCATATCCTCTATTATGTGATACATCTCTTGCTAATTCATACCACAAATCCAACCATTCATAATATTGTTTATCAATTCTAGATCCTCCAATAAGTAATTCAATTTCTTCAAGCATTGCATGACCCAATCGATTAACCCATGCAAATTTACCACCTGTACCAGATAATGATACAGTGCATTTTATATACATTTTAGTAATAATATCACCATTTTTTGCAATTGTTGATGTTAAATTAGATCCGAATGATTGATTTCCAGTTACTGGTTGTTCGATTGCTTCCATTGCGAAGTTTGTATGTCTTTTGTATACGATTTTAAAAAATGTAATTTGTGGATTACCTGTTAAATAAACATCTTGTGCGCCATAGGCTACGAGTTGCATTAAGCCGCCTCCCATATTTATAATATTGTAACATTATAATATTATAAATTTTTCCCATTTAATACTTTTTTAAAGGTTTTTACATAATTTTTTCATTTCATTAGAAAAATGAAATTTTTTGTTTTTGTTTTTAATTAAATAAAAAGTATTTATATTTTTACATAAAACAGTCCACCCGTTACTTTTCGCATTAATCAACATTATGATCTTAATTAAATCATCATAGTTAAAATCCATAATTTAATTAAGATAATTTAAAGGTTTTTTTATCCTATAATAAAAAAAATGCGTTTGATTTATTTGATTATATTTAAAAGACCTTTTAAAAAGCATTAAACATTGTTTAATATTATCAAAGTAATGAGTAAAAAAACAAAAATTAAAACAACTTTGGATAAGAGGCATAAAGATACAATTTCTGTTTTTGAAAATCGTGATAATTCTGTAAAGGAAATACAGAATTATATAGATGCTAATAATATAATGTTGGAGGAGTTTGAATCAATACCATATATTAATTATACTTCTGAGATAATTTCAAAAAAAGCTGATTTACTTGATAAAAATCAAGAGTTAAAAAAAATGTTAGATGTAACATCATCTGGTTTAGATGAGATGTTATATTATAATAATACAATGGATTATATTTTACCATATTATGAGCAGAGTGCGAAGCAGAGTGATGTTAAACATATGGATATTTTAGATTTTTTTAATAATACAAATAATGTAAAAAAGAATCAATCTTCTAATAATAAAGCCCAATTATTTGAAAATTATCTTAAAGCAACTGATAATAAACAAGTACGTGTTGGTAAATTTAAAAAATTTAAACCAAAATTTTGTTCTAGTTCAGAATGTAAATCAGAAATGACATTACATTTATCTGACGGTTATCTTATTTGTACAGAATGCGGATTCTGCGAAGAAGTCATTCTAGACAGCGATAAACCAAATTATAAGGAACCAGTACCTGATGCGACAGCATATTCTTACAAAAGAATAAATCATTTTAATGAGTTGACTTCGTGGTCTAATGCTAGTATAGCCATACTAGCATGTTAAATTCTAACTAATCAAAACACATATAAAGATTAGTTAGTAATTAACAATTTAGACCATAATAAACTGCTCATAACAGCAGACTACCTAAGGCCAGTGGTAAGGTCCTTAGGGAAAATAGTGGAGTTACCATAGTATGTAAATACTCGAAATCTGCTAGTCAGTATTAGTGAATGTTATAGTAAGTAACTAATATTTGGCAACACATTCAAATTGCGGGGATCTCCTGATAGGTCTTTACTACCATTTTATGGAGGAAACTTTATAAAAGAACACGGTTAATTATCGTATCCAATGGTAAAAAGGTAAAGAATAGGGACAATCCGCATCCAAGCTCCTAAGTTTTGAAGACTGGGTTTACTCAGTTAAATCTAAAAAATATGGAGAAGGTTCAGAGACTAGATGTTTGTGGGTCGGAGGAATTGATTATTCCAATGATGGCTTAAGGTATAGTCCGTCCCTCTTGGAGACAGGAGATTTAATGGAGGTTTCTATAAACTGAACATTAAATGTTTGATTTTAATCAAATGGGTTTTTTGGGTTAGCACAATTCCAGGCAAAGGAATCAACAGATATACCGGATGATGTATATGATAAGATATTATTCGAAATGAAAAAACAAAGATTATTAGATAAATTTATTACTCCTAAAAAGATGAGAGCAATATTAAAGAAATTAACGTACAATAAATATTACGAACACGTACAACATATTATAAATAAAGTTTCTGGAAATCCACCACCTAAAATGACTAGAGAGGTGGAAGAAAAATTTAGACAAATGTTTAAAGAATGTCAACATCCATTTACAATATATTGTCCGAAAAGTAGAAAGAATTTTTTAAGTTACTCATACACACTACATAAGTTTTGCCAGTTACTGGAATTAAACGATTTTTTACCATGTTTCCCTCTATTAATTAGTCAAGATAAACTAAAAGAACAAGATAGAATATGGAGGCAAATATGTACTTATTTACAATGGGAATTTATACCATCAATTTAGATTTCATACTATATTTATAATATGAAATCTAAATTGATACAATCTTTAAAATTTGATATAATTTTAAATTGATACCATTAATTTAAAATTGAAAATCTAATTACTAGATATACGTATTACTAGATTTAACTTTAGTATAAAGATGAATATTACTAAATTAAACTTAAATATGGAGTGGATTATTGTTATTGTTACACTGCTTGTCATTTGCGTGATGTCATGGCTTCTGAATACCAAGAAACTAAAAGTAGTCGACGTCATCGTTATAAACGGGAAATTTGTGCCAATTAAAGTTGCAAACGATAGTGTAAACTACACCCCGGGTCAGGACCTGATAAAGAAATGGGCTGAAAGTATTGTTCCCTCTTTGATTGTTTCCTCTTTGATTATCGATCACTGTACTTACTTTCGTCCAGGAAGTACTCGTGCAAACTTCATCCTAATGCGTGCAGAAGCACGTGATAATGAAGGGAACGTGCTTCCCGGAGTTGTTTTTCTTAGAGGCAAGTGTGTTGCAATCCTTGTACAGTACACAAAGAACGGTATAACATATGTTGTAACTGTAGAACAGGCTCGCATCGCAACTGGAAAATATTGTGTAGAAGCTGTTGCAGGTATGTTAGATGGCACTAATAATCCAGTTGGTACAGCAATGAACGAGTTGCGCGAAGAGACTGGAATTGTTATCCCAGATACATCAGTTCTTGTTCACCTGGGAAAGTTGTACACATCTCAGGGTCTACTTGATGAGGAAATAGAGTTGTATATGTATAACATTCCTTCAGATGAAAACGTAAGTCGATTACACAACTTGGTAACTGGGAATGCCAATGAAGGAGAACATATCAAAGTGAAGGTAATCAAGCGCGATGATGCATATAAGTCTGATGATTGTAAGCTGTTGGCATTACTGGCACGAGCGGATAACAGAGAATTGCAAGTAAATAATTCCGTATGAAGACGTATTCGGAATCAATTTTAAAAAACATAAATTTTTATGATCTTTTACACCTTTGCACATCTAAAACGCCATTCCTCACTTTTCAATTTTTTTTCTTCTGGGGTTAGATACGCATACTTTAGTTGTATCACCCCAGTTAAGTTCACCATTTGCATCGTACGTCTGCATGTCAGTGGTGGGATCCCACCAGATGTTGCGCTCTCTACCCGGTCTTTGCCCAAATGCTGTTTATATAACCCCCAAATACTTACTTTATCCAAGCGAGTACGTTGTCTAAGCACTTGTGTAGTCATTAAATAATCAGCAACGGGTTTATAAAATAACCAATATGGGCCGTCTATTGTGTTAGTAGTTACATATATGCAAAAGACATTTCCTGGAAAGGTTGGAGAATACCGGTCAGTCGATGTGGTTTCTTGTCCGTTTACATATTCAATCGTATTTCCAATTTCAACTACATTATGTCCATGACATATACCAACATTCAAGTTATTAATAACGCCACGATATTTGTTTGTACGAACACCTTTATCATAGCAACCTTTATTATAATTATAGCTACCTTTAGTATAGCTTTCAATATAATATGTATGTCCAGTTTCCAA